CTGACCCCCTTGGTGCCACCCTGGCTGGGCGGAGTCAATTGCCAGAAGTGAACACAGACTGTGCTGACCATCACGTCTTCCTTATACGGTACTGCCGACACCCGCCGCGGCTACAGGCCAGTAGCCCCCCAGGTAGCCTTGACACCACCTTGCGATCCAACTTGTGCCAGCCCACCCGGCACTGCAGCCGCCTCCACGCTTCACCCATCTGCGTCACCACCCCCACCGGCCTCGGTCCCCCAAGCACCCAGAAGGCGTCGTCCACGAGACTCACCAGAACCGCCCACAGAGACTCCACCAGCGTCGCTCATAAGGGACTCCTATTACTCAGACGCAAGCCCTAATCGACGTTGCAACAGGTGCAGAGCAATCAGGCGACAAGCGCTCGTGCATCTTCACGATCATCTGCAACACTCCCCAGATTTCCCTCGAGGTGTCGTCGCAAGAGACCGCCCCTGTAACCCGGCAAGACTCGCACCACCACTTTGATGTATCCATCATTCACTCTCCTGGGTAATCCCTGCTCATATCGAAAACGTGAACCTCGACGGTACCACCACGAGCGCAGTTACCCGACACCGTAAGCACCGAGTAGCCACCAGCTTGGTGTCCCGTGCCTTGAAACGATCAAACTCGGAGAACGTCATCCGAACCTCCTCCTCGTTCCCGCAATCCTCGCACCGAACCCGGTAAATCGCCATTAGGAACTCCTATACAACAAGCGTACGGCTCGAAGTGGTCGAACGAATGTTTGTGTCTGGCTAGGCCATCGCTGGGGTGGCGACCACATGCCCAGAGACCCGATGGTTCTCCCCCACGTAGGATCGGAACAAGCCAAGCGCCACACAAGTCACACCTGCCCATTACTCGCCTCGTCATAGGTACGCGCGCGGGCGTCTAAGGTAGACCAGTGATGACACCCTGGACGTAGACACGCGCCCAGAGGGGATAGGATACCTACCGGTCGGTACAGTTCGTGCCTGCCTACCCAGCATAGTAGCCAGCCCTTGATCCGCCCTGAATGGCCTTCTGTAAAGTCGAGTGCCCTGTTTAGCATACCGAGACTCCTCTTAAACTTCACCGCCTCTAAATCGCCATCAGGCTCACCCCCCGAAGCCCCTTTGTCTGATACCAAACTGTCAGGCATGGCCCACACTACACATCACCAATCGCCTAAGCCATACCCCCTCTAATCCACACTACCCTTATCTCCACTCTCACCCTCCTGCTTCACCTTCCTGCCCTTGCCCCTCAACGCATCTAACAGGTCACGGGCCGTGTTGTCGTCTCCCGTCACTGCAGTCTCACGGTACTTCTCCGGCCACAACGCCTTGAGAGCGAACATACGCAGCACATCGGAGCCTCGATTACCCTCCGGTTTCTTCAGCAAGGCGTACATGTCCTGCTCTTGGCCCTCCCGGAATGAGTGACGTGAATGCTCCCACCGCTGCTGGAAACCCTGGGTATCGCCTCTGTCCCAGTCGTAGACGGTGGTCCGACCAATGCCGGCGACAGCGATCGCCTCCCGAGTAGTACCGGTCTTCGTGTATGCGGTAAGAAACGCCTCTTGTGCCTCGAGCTGACGCTTTTGGAAGGAGGACGGATTGTACGGATTCTCAGTCCTAGGCGTATCGGGCCTTGCCGCCTGGGAGTTAGCGGCTACGTCTACGGCTTCCGTGGCATGCGAGATACCTGCATCGTAGCTGAGCAGGGCGGCTTCGCTGGTTCCGAGCTTAGTATCCATGGTACCTCCGGTTAGTTTGCGATAGTGTATCACGAGACCTGGTATCCGGGGTATCCGTGGGGCGTAGCGGTCCCAGGGGAATTACCGAGTTTCCGCGCTTAACAGGTTGAACCGCTAGGCTATGGCCTGCTCCCCGGACACTCCACACCAGCATTGGTGGTGGCTAGCGAGTAGGCAGATTGTCCCACGCTCACGGGGTACAAATCCCGCCTCCGTTGGGTACGTTGCCGCACAGGAACTGTGGTGGTAGTACAACCCCACCATGCGAACGTCAGACGCCCCGCCTACTCGCTAATCACCTCACTGGTCCCCATCCCGTTATGGGAGCTTATCCGAGGACGCGCCCGGGCTATTTGCCTAGGCCAGCCGTATTGGACGGCTGCATCGGCGAGCCAGTTTAGGCAGTGCTTGGCTCAGACCTGCGATTGCCCTGGGGGTGAGTAAGACGACCTATGAGAGACGAAAGGGCTGCCGAGACTCTCACCCCTTGGCAACTACCTAAAAGCCGCCTCACTCACGCCCAGAACAAAACAAGACACCAGCTCTGAGATGGACGGCGGCAAAACCTTGGTCTCAGAGCCGACGTCCATTACGACAACTCTACGCGCACGAATCCTAAACGTCAAGCGGTATCAGCGGGATATCCGGGCCAATCTCAGATCCGATCCAGATTGCTACCGTATCAAGCCTAGTCACAACTTGACAAGGCTGATATACTATGTTATAGTGCCTGCAGGCAATCAGAAAAGTGAGGGACAGAACGATGGCCAGATATCTCGGAAGTATCCAAGGCAACCGCAACCAGGTAACACGACTGGGCACACCCCGCAGCGGTATCAGCGCTCACGTACGCGGGTGGGACATTGGCGCCCGGGTTACCATCTACGTCAACGGCGACGGCAAGGATGAAGTCACCGTCTATCGCACCAGCGGGTCCAACGCCCACACACGCGATACCGTGATTGCAACCTTTACCGAATGAGCTGAGCGAAAGGACGGGACATGGAGATAGACCGAACACAACTACTCCCCCGGAGTTGGGACGCGCAGAGTCGCCTAGAGCGAGACCAGCGCTACGCGACAAAGTATGAGATCGTTGCGGCCCTAAACGGCACAACGCGGCTGGTCCAGTACACTGCCAGGCATTCCCGAAGCGCCTTGATAGCGTCTGTCAGGCAACGTGGCGAACAACTGGTCAAGTTCTGCAATGCCGAAGAGTTTCAGATTGGCAAGCGAGCTGCCGACGGCGTACATATCGGAAACTGGCATATCGGATTCTCAGGCCGAACGAAACGCGAAGCTATCTCCGAGGGTGAATTCCCGTTCATCGACTAGCATTGGCCACGCCCGCCCCTTGGGGCGTGGTGGCTGAAGCTAACCAGAACGGAAGGATGGGACATGAATTACCTATTGGACGAGGATTCCTATTACAGTTCGCTTCATCTTACCGATCGGCCTGTCCAGGAGCACGTCGTCTTCGCCACGTTTGGGGAAGCTAAGACCGCTCTACTCGACAAGCTCCGGACTGAACGCGACTACTGGGCCGAAGCTGTCACCGTGGCGTACCGACTCACTCGTGGCGACTTAGCCTAACCCGAATCAACTGTCCGAAATAATCGGACACCTGGAGGAACAGCCATGGTACACCGATATACTTGCTCGGCCTGTAGTGAGAAGAACCCTTTGAAATTCCACACCTGGGAGACGTGGTACAAGCATATCCTGAACACGCATTGGCCCGAGCTGCCCACGATACCTAAGATAGCAGCGATGCGGAACGCCTTGGAAGCAGTCGGCGGGCGCACGTTTGCCGTGGACGGATCATTCTAGCATTGGCCGCGTCGGTGGGCCGGGCAACCGACTCACCTGGCGGCTGAAGCAACAACCGAATCAGAGAAAGAGGGGAACAGACATGGCAACAGCTCTATACAGCGACTGGCATATTAGAATGTCTGAAGCAACGTGCGGCGAAGCCTGCTGGCAAGCCCGGGAAGATGTATGCCGATGCTGCTGCAACGGTGCGAACCACGGGTGCGACCGCTTGACGGGCGAACGCCCCGAGCGGACCAAACGCAAGAGGGGGACCCGCTACAAGCTCATGGCGATCACAGGCTACGGTAATGCCTGGCGAATGCCGCGAAACGACCATTCGGACTACATGAAAAATGTACACCCCGATGCGGTCTACCCGTCTGGCGCTTACTTCGACGCATCGCGCCGATACCCCAACGAACGCGTAATCTTCAATCTGGCGTCGGAATCCGCCCACAAGTGGCCCGAGGTAGCAGCCGTTGACACCTGCGAGAACGGCGTCAAATCGTATAACTGCGATACATACCTGGTCTGGGAGCGCATCGACGCCCCACGGACCTGGTAGCAAGCCCGAATCAGAGAGAGAGGGACATATCATGGCCGACACAATACGGGAATACCTGCAAAGCGTTGAAGACATCGCCAAAGAGTGCCGAGACGAATATCCGGACCCGAACGACGACGACCGCGACACCTATATCAGCGAGTCAGTTGACGGCTCATACTGGATTATCTACTACAGCGCGAACGAGATAGTCCTAGAGGCCAGCGAGAATGAGCCGGACGGTGAAGAGGTCGCGGAACTAGCGGGAGACGGCGCTGACTGGCGACGCCTGCGCATGATAGCCGCCTATTCCGCAATGGAAGCGGATGTCCGTGAATCCGTCGCCGCGCTCGACGCCGAAGCGGTCGAAGTCACGGCCTAGCCTGCGCCACGCCCGCGCATCGGGTCCGCTCGGTGCGCGTGGTGGCCCTGGCAACCCGAATCGAAAGTGAGGAAATCAGCGTGAACTACATTTACAGGCATCCTAACCCCGAGACTACAGGCGAAACCGCAATGGCTGCCCACCACGGGCAGCGTTGCGAAATCATCCGACCGTTGCGAGCCCCTGAAGATTGGGACGGCGAACAAGGGCCAATGTTCAGGGTGCGTTTCGCAGATGAAGACGAGTTGGATGTCTTTGGCAGCGAGATTGAATGGCGGGAGGCGCCCAGCGACTTCGAGGACCACACCGACGACGATGCCAGGGAAGACCACCTGCGCGATAAAGCCAATGCCTAGACAACCCGGATCCCACGATAAAGGCCAGTACCGATTCGACGAGACTGGCAAGATCACCGTCGTGGCGTCTAAGGCGCACGAGCGCGGCCCGAAGCCGGTGCAGGCCGACATGGACACCCTGATGCACGATCTCGAGAACGCCGCGGCCTGGGGATACGACCTGGAGCTCCCGCACGATATAACCGACGACAAGCCCTAGCAACCCGAATCAGAGAGAGGAACGACGTGGGCATCGATTTCACCGCCTATCAAGGCCGATACCGCATCATCTACTCAGAGGAAACACACCTCTACCGAGGATCCTGCAAAATCCACGGCTCACTGTTCGCCGGCATCGCGGTTCGGAAAGACGCCCACGACCTAATGGCAACCCACATTGTCGATTTGCACAACAACGAACCCATCTTCAGGGCCGCCGACTAACCCGAATCAGACAGGAGACACCATGAACAAGAACAGCCCCAACGACCTGCTCACCCGCAAGGAGACCGCGGAGATACTCGAGTGTGACATCCAGACGGTCGACGCGTACCGGAAGACCCGTGGCCTGCCCTGGTCCCAAAGTGGCACCGGGAGAGTCTGGCTCCGCCGCGGCGACGTGGACGCGTTCAAGGCTGAGCGGGACAAGGTGACGCCGCATCATGAGTAGCCAAGCAATGACCGAAAGTCAAGTCCTCCGTCGCCTTGACGCTGAGCGCCTAGCTGTGGGGTTTTTAACCACGACAGCATTAGAAGCAGGTCTCGTCAAGGCAACCTTCAGCTCCCACGACAGGCTCAAGGCGGCGTGCGAAGCGGTGGTGAAGGAAAGTGAATGGAGAACCAAAGTGCAGGGCGGGAAAGACACGATGACGAGTAAGATCGTGCCACAAGTTGAAGCCGCCCTGGACAGCATCCCGGCGGTGCCCGAATGACGCAGCTAAAGTGCCCCGCCCGGGAGTCCTCGGAGTTCCTCTGCGACCGAGACGCCGAGTACCAGGTGAACGGCACCATCTACTGCAACAAGCACGCCCGGCGCATAATCGAGGGCGGCATGATACGAGAGGCGACGGAACCCGCCAAGACCGGGAGGACTACCGATGCCTGGTGATCGACTAGAGGCCGCCCGTGCGCTAGACGCCCTGATGCAAGTAATGGACGACCCGCGCTACACACCCGAATGGTACGCCTGGAGAGAGGCTGATGAAAGCTACACCCCTAGGCCGAGACCGTATGGGCTACTCCCCTATCGGCCCGCTGAGGGCGACGAGAGAGTCGACCTTGAGTTGGACCTAGGCCTACACCGAGATATCTTCACAGGAGAGGTGACATGACTGAGAACGAACCGGACATCATCGAGCAGCCTACGGTGCAAAAACGAGTGAACCTGACGATCAACGGAGTCGCCCACGTCCAGGGGAACCGTGGAGAGCAGTGGGAGATTCAGATCAAGTACCCGTTCAGTCAGTACGCCACGAAACAGTGGGTGGACAAAGACGGATACAACGCCGAGCCAATCGTGGGCGAGACTTACCCCTGCATCATCACGCGGGGCGAAATCACTACCGAGAAAAAAACAGGTGAACCCTACGACGGGGAAAAAGACTGGATGTGGCGCTGGCGCATCACCGAGTGGAACACCGACAGCCCAGCTCCGGCGCCCGTAGCGCAGCCTGCGCAGCAAGCATCCACGCCTGGCGCGCAACCGGCGGCGCCCAACCCGCTGTTCCCTGACGAAACCATGAAAGACGACCATCCGCGGAAACGAGATGGCATCGAGCGGACCGTCGTTTTCAAGGCAGCGGTGGACATACACGTCGCCATGGGCATTTTAAGCCCAGACAACCCCGAAGCGATGGCGCTCCTTGCAGCCCTGGCAGACGACCTCTGGGTAGTGCTGCAGAACATCGGCCAGGACGCCCCTGCCGCCACTGGGAGCGACGTACCGCCTGTTGGTAGCACCACAGTGCATACTGGCGATTACGCTCCCGCAGAAGAGGTCGAGGAAATGCCCTGGGACGATCCCGCGCCGGCAGGCTTCCGGGACCTGCCCGCCTTTGGCAAGTGGGCCAAGGAGGAGTACGGGCTCACCAGCTCGAAGTGCGTCAAGATAGCCAAAGAGGCCGGGTTCCTGATCGAAACCTCGTTGGAGTTAACAGCCATCCGAAACGACCGGAAGCTAATCCAGGCAATCAAGGACCACGGCAAGCCCGACCCTGAGCAAGGAGAGGTATAACTATGAGGATCATCAAGCTAGAGGCAGAAAACGTAAAGCGGCTACGCGCCGTCGAGATCACGCCCGAAGGCAATCTAGTGGTCATTTCGGGACGGAACGAACAAGGGAAGACGAGCGTCCTTGACGCCATCTGGTTTGCCCTGGGCGGCGGGGATGCGCTCAAGGGGACGCCGAAGCCCATCCGGGACGGCGAGAGCACGGCCCGCGTCACCCTGGACCTCGGTGATCTCATCGTGGAGCGCAAGTGGACGTCGGACGACAAGAGTTATCTGACCGTCGAAACCCGAGACGGCGCGCGGCACAAGAGCCCACAAGCGATGCTCGACGACCTCGTCGGGAGCCTGAGCTTTGATCCCCTGGCGTTCACGCAGATGAAAGCAGCCGAGCAGCGCCAGACCCTAGAGGCGTTGATCGGTTTCGACCCGACGGAACTTGACGAGGCCCGAGCGATAGCCTACGAGAAACGCACAGACATCAACCGAGGCGTTAGGGACCTTGAAGGCTCCCTGGCGGAGTTTGCCGATGCTCCTAAAGACCTACCGGCGGTTGAAATAAGTGTGAGCGACATCATGGCGGAGAACGATACAGCGGTTGTGCAAGCAAGAAAAAATGAGGCTCTGCGGGCCGGCCTCTACGAAATGCGCGAGGAATCACAAGTGCGCTTTGAGACCATGCGCCGGATGGAGGACGAACACAAAAAGGCACAGCGAGAAATCGCCTCACTGGAAATTGAAGTAGCTGCGCTTGTGGACCCAGACATCAGTGCACTGCGACAACGCGCCGAGGACGCGGAGGCCATCAACCTGACAATCAGAGCTGAGAAGAAGCGCACGGGCTTGGCGATCGATCTGGACGTGCTACGCAAGGCCAGCGACACACTCACGGCTCAAATCCAAGAGATCGACGCCGACAAGGCCGCGGCCCTCCAGGAGGCCGAGATGCCGATCGAGGGCTTGGCGATCGAGGAAACCAGCGTCACCTATCGGGGCATCCCGCTCGGTCAATGCAGCGGGGCCGAGCGCCTCCGGGTGTCGCTGGCCATGGCGATGGCGCTCAATCCCGATCTCCGGGTGATCCGCATCATGGACGGTAGCCTATTGGACGCCGATAATCTCAAGATGATCGCTGAGCTCGCGGCCACCGAGGACTATCAGGTGTGGATGGAGCGGGTCGACGACAGCGGTGCCGGCAACGTTGTCATTGAGGATGGAATGGTCCAAGAGGTGGCGCATCAGTCGGTAATGGCCGACGCCCCTGACGGCAACGAGGAGGCCGACCCTGCGAAGGAAATCTCCGCCCCAGAAGACGAGGTGCGAATATGAGAAAAGAAGTAGGGGACGCTACCACTGACGTATTCCTGAGCGGCGATGAAGCGAAAGAAATCTGCCTGCCTAAACCAGGGCGCCCAGGGTGTGCTTGGCTCATCATAGGTGCAGAGTTCCAGTGTACTGTTTGGAATAAGCCCCATCTTCTGGTGGACCGGTTAGAGCGCGGAGAAATGAAAGCAAGTCGTGATGGGTGCGATGGCAAGGGCCGCGGCCCTCCCATCCTGTATGAGAACGACTCATGAACCAGTTTATCGCTTGGCTCAGCAAACGGAAGAGCGACGCCGAAGACATCGTGAAGATGCACGACGCCCTCTGGCGGCAGCGCATCAAGGCCCACCTGGACGCGGTGCGGGTTCTCACCATTAGCCCGGGCCCGTTCCGAGACGGATGGGAGAGCGCCATCGAGGAGATCAAAGTGCGCCTGGAGATCGAGTGATGCCGCACCAGCACGACCCGATAGTCCTGTCAGTGCCGTGGCCTGAACCGCGACAGCAGGGCGACGCATTCGACCGGCACCGATACATCATCAATACAGGCTGCCGAGAGTGCCACCACCCTGGCGAGGTCCGATTCAGCAACTATGGCTATCAGTACACCGCCGCTCGACTCGCACCTCGCATCGAGAGGGCGCACAACGTCCGCTTCGCCTCCGAGGTGGAGCTGGCCCAATATCACGCAGAGAAGGAGTAAGCATGGACATCAGGCTAAAAGACGGCAGAAGAATCTCCGGCGACGAGGCGGCAAAGGTGATCGAGGGCATAGGCAAGCTAGGGCGGTATGGCAGAGAGCGTGCCAGCAACGCGCTCCCCTGCGCCACCCAAGTGCTTGCCGACCACTTCGGTTCGCGCCCCTACGGGACCCATAGCTTAATCATAACAGTCAACGACGGCTACCCTGGCACCACCAAGGGCCGCGCCAAGCACGTCGCCGCGTTCCTGCGATCCGCCGCGAAATAGGTCCGCTCAGGGGTTGACTCCCGCTAATAACCTGCGTATCATACGCATATGACAACCGAACTACTACTAGCGCGATTGGCTTGCGAACGCTGCGGGCACCTGTGGCTGCCCCGAACCACGTCCCCCGTGCAGTGCCCAAAGTGCCATTCGACAATCTGGGATAAGCCTAAAAGCAGAGTCCTACCCCGATAGAGTAGGACTCTTGCGTCAAGGCTAGAATGAGGTAGCCATGACTCAGATTTCATCATACCACGCCCATCCGTATACCACAACGCCTGTCGTAGGAGATTGACCGTGGACGACGTTACGAGGGCCATCTTCGATGCCCAGGAACACATCAACGAGGTCGCCTCAGACCGCATCGACGCCCTCGAAGACAAACACGCCGAGATCATGGCGGTCTTCTCCCGCAAGGACGGAACCCCCTACACCACAACCGAGTCCGTAATGGCGCTCGACCAGCGGATGAAGATGAAAGAGGGCGAACTGATGAACCTCTGGGGGGAAATCTGGGATTTGAAGAACGAGATACGCACGGTCCATTATTTAATCACCGGCGCCGGTAGGTACGGCGTAAAACAGCCCAGGAGAATGACAGGCACCAGAGACGAAGGTCCATCCCCCTATGATGCCACTAAAGCAAAGTGAGCGGGCTATTAGTCGTCCTCGACGGCGACACGGTCAAGGCCCAGGTCGAACCACTGGAAGGAATGAAGGTGGGATTCAGCGCCGCGCGGGTTCACAACCGCTCCTCGGGCTACCACGCCAGCGCCCGTATCACATTCAACGGGAAGCTGCTCGCCGGGGACTTGCTCAACTTCGAGAAGAACGCTCAGCGCAAAACCTTGGGCCACGATGCCCACGCGATGATGCCCGAAGACCTGCGGGATGCCTACCCGAAGCTCTCTCTCAAACGAGACCTGGACGAATTCTGTGAAGCTATCTGGGATATCTACAACAGCCAGTTCAAGGCTGAACTGGTGGCGGGAGACCCCGACAGCAACACCGAATGGTTTTGCCAACCGATGATTATGCAAGAGGCGACCACGATTCTATTTGGTAAACGCGGGGCCGGGAAGAGTGTCACCGCGATGGCCTGCGCGGTGTCAACCCAACATGGGATTTCGAACCTGTGGCACCCGATCGAGACAGCCAACGTGCTTTACATCAACATCGAGCGGGGCCAGAAAAGCATGGAACGCCGCATAGCCCGGGTTAACACCGCCCTCGGCCTGAGCGCCTACGAGCGCCTGCTGATGGTGAACGCTCGCGGCAAGAGCCTGGAGAATATCTATGATGCAGCTCGACGGTCCATGCGAGCGCACGAGGTACAGATCGTGTTCTTTGACTCGATCAGCCGCGCCGGTGCTGGAGACCTGAACGAGAATCAGCCCGCCAACCTCGTAATGGATATGCTGAGCGCCCTGGCCCCGACGTGGCTGGCGGTAGGCCACATGACAGAGCAGGAAGGCGGGAAGTCCAAGGTGTTCGGGTCTCAGATGTACGAGAACGCCGCTGACGTGGTGATGAAGCTAACCGGCGACTCCAAGGGAGACCAACTGGGCGTCGGCATGGAAATCGTCAAAGGGAACGATACCGCTCTCGGCCAGAACCAGTACCTCAAGTACGAGTTCAACGGCACCGGGCTGGCAGCGATCACCCCGTCGAGCCTGAGCGAGTTCCCCGACCTAGACCAGAAGGAACCCACCAACGTAGAGAAGATCGCGGCGTTCATTTCCAACACGGCGGGGAGTAAAGCGACGGCGAGTGAGATTGCCACGGCCTTGACCATGAACCAAGGCTCAGTGTCGAAGATACTTCAACGCTCCATGTTCACCCCGTTGCCCAAAGAGGGGCGGGAGAGACCGTTTGCTCTCAGGGCAGCAGACTAATGTATGACCCAACATATGTAGTTCATACCTTGGATATATGAAGGGGGCTCCCCCTACGGGGGGGAGAGCCACAACCCTCATACATTAATCCAAGACCGGGGAAAAGAGAGAGCGAGCGATGACTTGGCCTAAGCAGAAACTTTGGGTTCTACGAACTGTGCGGAACGGCGTGGTCCGAATCTACGGCGATGATTACGCTCCCAAACCAGACCATGAAACCTTTCACGGTGTTCATTACAAAGATCGTGTTGAGGGTGGACGTTATCTGTTTGCCCGATACGAAGAAGGGCGCAGGACGGGGAACTATCTTGACTTCGTGGAACTGTGGGGGAGGTTAGACAATCCACACTCTGGGGAATTGTTGGTAGACGGCTATATCCCGTGGATGTCATGGCGCAAGGTACCCGTCGGGCTGACAGGCAAATCGTACCGGCAGGAGGCAAAGTGATGCAATGCCCTAAGTGCAAAGGCCGTGGGGCGATTCCAGACCCTAAACAGGTCGGAGCCATGAACCGTATTATACGCCTGAAGGCTGGGTTATCTCTGAGAGAAGTGGCACGCCGGATGCGCTTTTCAGCGTCTTATATCTCTGACCTGGAGTTGGGGCGGCGACCTTGGAATTCCAGCGTGCGGCGTGCCTTCTGGAGGGCCACCCATGACTGAGCAACTGGCCTTCGACATTCTCCAGGCCCGACACGCAGGTCGGCTGGATTACGAGGACAGCCTGGGCGAGGTGGTCGTGACGGCTGACGAGCTCAGCAAGGCGCTAGAGCTGGCGGACGCGGCTGGCAACGCACCGTGGATTATCGAGGCCGGTCCCCACGCTGGGCACAACTGGCCCATTGCCTTCTTTGGGCAGACCGAGGAGAACCAGCAGTACCAGGTCACGACGGACAGCGTTCGAGGGTCGGAGCGGAACGGGTCCACCGCTGAGGACGACGCCAAGTTCGTCGCCCACATGCATCCGATTCGGGTTATCAGATTCGTGAAAGAGATCGAGCGGCTACGGTTGGAACTGTGGCGCTGCCGACAGGAGGGCGAGTAGATGATGACGATGAACGAGCTACTGAACCTGATCGAGGAGTCCAAGGACTGGGGCGACCTCAAACGGAAGATCAGGGAGCATCGGGATAACGAGCTGACCCCGACGCTGGACGAAACGCTGGACGACGTGCGATGGCTGCGAAGACAACAGGAGCCGATATGACTGAGCAAGCAACGCTGGCCCCGGAGCAGGCGGTCCTGGCGCTGGCCGAGGCGGTGTGCTTATGGTGTAAGGGCTTTCATATCGCAGGAACGTATCTGGATAGGACGCTCGAATCTGGCGGAGTACCATGCGCCTATTGTCGTGATGCTGACAACGAGCCGACCGGGGCGCGGTTCAACACGCTGCGGGTGGAGTGCATCGGTGTTCTTATTCAGACAGAGAACACGGAGCAGGAATATTGCTGCGAGCGTTGCGGCTGGTTAGACGGATCGTTCATCCATGCTGAGGATTGCGAACCTTGCGATGGTAGAGGCTGGAGTCCAATCGCCTGGACAGACGAGTACACAATACGGCTGGCGCTGCAAGACCAGGGTATCCGTGTCGAGTACCAGCATCGCAGATGGTATGTAAAGCTGCCCGGCACTACGACGGCTGAGGGCTATGACGACAACCTCGCCGTCGCCGCGGATAGCGCGACCAGGGCGGAGGGAGTCCGATGATGGAGCTGCCAGAAGCATTCGCCAAGATTATAGAATTAGCCGGAAGGCAGCAGGGAGTGTCGGGTATCAGCCACCTGGCCGGGTGTGCCGAGGTATCTATTGATAGCCGCTGGTCCGCAGCCATCAACGGCCATGCCGAGGAATGCCTATACGATCCGACAGAGCGCATGGGGGCCATGATCCCTCCGTTCGGCATGGCCGTCTTTTGGAATGGATGGCTAGCGGGCCTGATAACACCGAACGGAGGGGAGATCGCCGCCCATCCCGAAGGGGCTAACGAGGACGTGCTGATCGCCGCCCTCAATGTCGCTCTCGGGGGCTACGAGACGGCGGAGGTCAAATGATGGACAAGTATGAGGAATTGGCGCGGCGGTACATCGAGGGCTCAGGCGGGCTCTTTGACCTGTACAAGTATGAACTGGCCCCGCCGTTCTGCGCTCCGCCCGAAGTCGAAGGTGCCAGGTGGATGCTGGCAGTTCTTACGAATCCCGAGAATCGAGCCCTGCTCGACCAGCTTGTAGAGCAGTCCGACCTGCGGGTACGGGAAACGGTGGAGCCATGACCCCAACCTGGGATGACCTCCGCGCTGTCGAGGGGCTTCACCTGGGGCCGGCTGCATTCCGATACCAGCGGTGTGTGAAGTGCAATGAGGAGATCGACACCCTGCTAGACGACGGCATGTGGTCGCATTACAGCGGGTGCCAGGTCAGCTTCCGAACGGCGCTAACCCCGTATAACGCTGCGGTGCTGCGGGCGTTGAGGGGGTTGTGACGATGACGACGGTTGGCTCTCTCTTCTCTGGTATTGGCGGATTCGACAGGGGGCTTGAGCTCGCCGGGTGGGAAGTCCAGTGGCAGGTTGAAAATGATAAGTTCTGTAATCAGATACTTGAACGGCACTGGCCTGGAGTAACGCGATATGGAGACATCACCGCGGTCAACACCGACCAGCTCAGCCCAGTTGACCTTCTTTGCGGAGGATTCCCCTGCCAAGACCTCTCCGTGGCTGGACGCCGTGAGGGATTGGCTGGAGAGCGGAGCTCCCTGTTCTTTGAGTTCGCCCGAATCGCAGGCGCTCTTACTCCTCGTTGGCTACTTGTCGAGAATGTCCCAGGACTCTTTAGTTCGTCCGATGGGAGAGATTTTGGCATCGTCATCTCCACACTGGCCGAACTCGGGTACGGTCTGGCGTGGCGGGTGCTTGACTCTCAGTACTTCGGAGTGGCCCAGCGCCGCCGTCGTGTGTTCATTGTCGGACATCTTGGAAAGCCATGCCCACCCGAAATACTCTTTGAGTCCGAAAGCCTGCGCGGGAATTCTCCGCCGAGCCGCCAAGCGGGGACGCAGCCTGCCTACAGCCCTAAGGGCGGCTCTGGAGAGCGTGGCTGGCCCGTTGAGTTTGAAGCAGGACTTGCTTGGGGCGACGATGTCAGCCGCCCCCTGCTCAGCAAAGCCAATAGCAGCCACGACGACTCGCTCGAAACCTACACCATCCACAACGGACAGGGAGACCCCAACTGGGACAGGAATCGAGCCTTCGCCCTTGACACTCAACAACCAAGTGCCGTTGCCTTTGCTCAGAACCAGCGAGGTGAACTCCGGACATCAGACATTAGCCCACAGCTCACCACTGGAGGCGGAAAGCCAGGAGAGGGATACCCCGCCGTTGCCTTCAATTGGCAATCCGGAGGGGATGTCCGCCTCGGAGTCTCAGAGGAGCGAACCGATGCCCTCCACGCAGGACAAGTACCCGCTGTCGGTCCGCCGCCTGACCCCGGCGGAGTGCGAGAGGCTACAGGGGTTCCCAGACGGGTGGACACTCCTGACAGCCCCCGATACCGCGCCCTCGGGAACGCCGTGACGGTCCCTGTGGCTGAGTGGATCGGGCGCCGGATCCTGTCAGCCCACCAGGAGGCCATCCGGTACGCGACGAATGGGATACCGGCGCCATGACCCCCTACTGGGAGAACGGAATCGTCCAGCTCCACCACTCAGCCGAGCTTGGGTTGCCAGGTGCGAGTATCGTTGAGAGCCTTAATCTGCTCAAACAGGTTTTGGCGGGCAGCCACATCCTCTGTGGAATGAACGCGCTTTCTAAAGGTTCTCAGTTGCCCCCAACGATCCCGTTGCTGTACATCCGCAGTGCCCGTGCCGCCTATTTTCTTCAGCTCCCGCAATTGCAAGATGATCCAAGCCTGCTCCCACTTAATTCGCAGGTGCTGCATGAGCTCCTGAGCACAAGCGGCAGCTTTTCTATCCGTAATCTGCCAAACATGCATGTCGTTACGTCTTCCTGCCTGATGCTCAACTCGCACCGTGCCGCCAAAGGTCTTAGCCAAAAGGTCCGGGACAATAGATTTCACCTGTTTGAGGCCAATGCGTTCATGGAATATCGGCACTCGTGCGTCTCCCCTCACACGCATTGCATAGGTATCCCGCTTTATGGTGAAGTACCCATCGGAATCGAGACACCCTGATAGATAGGCCATTAGTGTAGCATCCATAAGTGAAGAGTACACCTCAATGGGGTATAAGTCAATAAAGGTGATAGGCCAAGAGGCGACGTTTGACAACGGTTTTGTCTCTCTGTATCACGGAGATTGCAGAGATATTTTAAGCCGGCTGCCCGCCAACGCGGTGCATTGTGTCGTTACGTCGCCTCCTTGACCTTATTGGGGCCTGCGCGACTACGGCCTGGAGCCGACCGCCTGGGGCGGCGATGCGGACCATGCCCACGAATGGGGCAGCATCGGGCCGGGCCACCATCCCGGCCAGGTGCCTGACGGCAAGGCGGTCACGGACGAGAACGCCGTCGGGCAGAACGCAGGATCAGGCCGCAACTGCGCCTGCGGCGCCTGGCTCGGCACGCTGGGCCTGGAGCCGACGCCGGAGCTTTTCGTCGAGCACCTGGTCGGCATCTTCCGGGAACTGCGGCGAGTTCTGCGGAGCGATGGGACGCTCTGGCTGAACATGGGGGATAGCTACGCCTCGGGAGAAATAGGAAGACACGATGCTCGGGTTGAGGGTAGTGACTACGGGGCGAAGCTGAATGGCCCACGGCAACACGCACGGCTCGCAAGTGGCCTCAAGCCCAAGGACCTGCTCCTGATGCCCGCCCGCGTCGCCCTGGCGCTCCAGGCGGACGGCTGGTGGCTCCGGTCCGACATCATCTGGTCGAAGCCGAATCCGATGCCTGAGTCAGTGACCGACCGCTGCACCACGGCGCACGAGCATGTATTCCTGCTGACGAAATCTGAGCGGTACTACTACGATGCCGAGGCGATTCGGGAATCCGTCGCTCCCGCAACCTTGAGCGATAAGCGATCTGGCGAGATCATCCGCCCTGAGCGGGGGTTCCCAGGGTCCGCCAGTAACGGGGCAACGAAGCTCGGTGGCAACACGGGCCGCAACAAGCGCACCGTCTGGGAGATCGCCACCGAGCCCCTTACCGGTGTCGTCGTACATGGCAGCCATCGCACAGTGTCACCAGATTGCCCAGTGCATGGTTATCTGGAATCCCCTGCTGGCGTTCCTGTTGATGGTGAACAACCAGCCGCTTCTCCGTCTGCCCACAATCGACGCACCGATGATGGTCACGTTCAAGCGCCACCAGCCTCTGTGCCTTCCACACTCGCAGGTCAGGGCGCGAGTCTTTCCGATGCGTCCGCTGCCAGAGGCCATAGCAAGCAAACGAGCAGAACGGATTTTTTGTCAGAGCAAGGTGGCTCTTTCGACGGCGGAGAATCTTCCCGCACTGAGTACACGGAGTCTCCTCAGCATTCGCATACCGTTGCCAGTGGCAGCGCCGCGAACAGAACCGAGGTGGATTCCGCTTCAAGTGAGACGGAGACTGGTCACGCGGAACAAACTGATCCCCGCAACGCTCACACACAAAAGACAGAGTGGACATACGATGACCCTCCCGATAATTGCTCTTGTCAGTATACCGGAAAGACTAGCAAGAGGATAGATCATTTTGCAGGATTCCCCCAGGCCCTCGTCGAGCCGTGCGTGCTGGCCGGATGTCCAGAAGGCGGGATAGTCTGCGATCCCTTCGCCGGCAGCGGCACCGTCGGCCTGGTCGCTCAGAAGCTCGGGCGCCGCGGCGTGCTGATCGACGCCAGCGCGGACTACCTGGCCCTGGCCCGCAAGCGAATCGAGGCGGTCCCGCTACCGATGCAACTGGAGGTCACGACTTGACGAAGCTGCGAATAGCCGATCTCTTCTGCGGGGCCGGAGGCGCCGGCATGGGCCTGCATCGCGCCGGCTTCGAGGTCGTGGGCTTCGACATCGAGCCTCAGCCGCGGCGGAAGGTAGGGGAATCGAATGACGGATATTGAAATCATCCTTGTGATCGTCATAGTTATCGTCATATGGGTGATAATCATCGAAGTATGGCGAATGCAGCGCACGCTGAAGGAGATGAAGGCCACGCTGGACAGGCTGCTGGGGCGCGACGATGCCAGATTCTGAGCATCGATGCTGGCACATGGAGGTGGGCGCGATACCGGGCGCTGCTATCAGGGGGAACAGCCGGGCCAACCGATGGGCCAAAGCTCGGGAAACGAAGCTGTGGCGCAAATCAGGCCAAGACCATTGGCTCACAGAGAGCCGAGGCGTCGAACTTCAGAAAGCAAAGATTACTTTCACTTTCCACCACGATAGAAAGATTGACGGTGATAACTTGGCAATTGGGCTAAAGCCGTTTGTTGACGGTCTCGTAGACATGGGCATGTTCCCCGATGATGACCCTGACCATGTTTCGTATGGGTCGCACGTCTTCGTGAAATGCCCCAAGGGTGAGTCAAAGACGATTGTCCTCATTGAAGAGGTCCAGTAATGCCGTACTACCTCCGAACTCCGCCAGCCCACAAGCCTGTGTTTGCGCGACTGACGCGCCACGGGGAGTTCCACGCCTTCTACTCGCCTTTGGGCTACCCGATCAAGCTCTGCACCTGGGTTGGGGGAGGGGGACGCCCTTTCGTTGAGACGGCAGACGCACCCACCTGCAAGCACTGTATTCGTGACCTATCGCCTGTGGTAAAATAGATGGGCAGGACTTCAGGCGTCCTGCCCATATCACACCGAAGGAGTAACTTCGATGCCTCTCCATTCTACCACGCCTCGTCTGTGTTCACTCCCCGACTGCGACAAAGTCTCCCATGCTAAGACGCTGTGCCACAGGCACTATGAAAGAAAGCGCAGCTTTGGGCATACAGGCTCGAATAGGAAATCCCTCCATGAACGCTTCTGGGAAAAGGTCAACAAGAACGGCCCTCTTTGGCAAGGCACCCATTGCTGGGGCTGGACAGCGGCGCTAAACAACGGGTATGGCAGCCTCAAAGTGGCTGGTGTCATGGCCTATGCGCATCGTGTTGCTTACGAGGAATTAATTGGGCTAATCCCACCAGACTTGACAATTGACCACCTATGTCGGAATCGCCCGTGTGTAAACCCAGAACACCTAGAGGCTGTCAGCCCCGGGGAAAATATTCTCCGTGGGTTTGGGCCAACAGCGTTACACGCTCGGAAGACTCATTGTTGGCGTGGGCACCTGTTTGATCTTGTGAATACATATGTAAGACCTAACGGAGGTCGTGATTGCCGACAATGCATGACCTTCCGCAAATCGCGATTGGCGGCTCCGAAAGAAAGGCGGAATGCCCCCGGGCAGACAAAGGAGTGAGACGATGATTGAAGACGCTGGTGTAGCAACCCCTATGGAAATCAAGCTGCCCATTGACCACATGAAGCACAGCATGGTGCAGATGCTAGGTGACTACGAGGGGAAGATTTCTAAAGCCGTCACTGAAATGACGCGGGACTACTTGGAAAAGTTTGACTTCGAGGCTGCGGTTCAACAACAGGTTGGGAGCCTAGTGGAATACGCGTTGCGGAATCAGCTTGATAAAGAGGTAACCCGGGTAGTGGGTGAATACCTTCGGCACAAGCTGCCCAAACGCCTGGACCTGGTCGTGAAGAAAGAAGCCTTGCGTCTCATGCACTTGTACGAAACTCACAAGGAGGCCGACGATGATTGACCTTGACGCGATGCTGCTGACGGAGGATGAGCAACAGACGGCAGCCGACCGATGCAAGAATCCTGCTTGCAAAACCTCAGACGCAGAACGAGAGAACCCCTTTGAAGTCTGTGGCGTTCAACTCGAAGTTCAGCGCGACAAGGTGCTGAAAGCTGTGCAGGCTTGGTTGCAGGAACTCCACGAAGGCGCCAAGGCAGGTGGCGTTTGGGATGCTGGCACCCTCTGGTATCTCAGCCGTGAGATCAGGGGAAGTCTAATACGATCCAGCCAGCCACAGGAGGCTAGCGATGTGTGAATGCGGACACGTCGAAGATGAACACCTGGATGTGAACGCCAACGAAGGGCAGAAATGCCTAGGAGAGTACGAAGGCTACGAGGTTGGCGTGGACCCTGGGAGCGCGTCTGGGAGCTTCGCAGTGACGTGGAGGGCCAGCGATGCCACGGATATAATGGCGTCGCCCTAGAGTAGACCGATCATTTGTCGGAGTCGGACTGGAGTACATCTTTGGCGAGCGCAATAATGCCCGCCAAGCACCCGACGGCTATCTCGTTCAGGTCGTGCTGAATACCCACATAGGCGATCACCCCCAGTATGGAGAGTGCCAGGAATATCTGCGGCCTGACTTTACCGATGAACTTAGTGAGATGTTCCATGTTATCCTCCTATCTTATGAATATCGGCTCCTCGACCACGCCGTCATACACGGTGTTGACCGACACTGAGGAGTGTAGAATCAGATCAGCCGAGTTGATGTCCCCGTCGTCACCAATCCTAACGTTCTCCAGGATCAGCCTCCCGATCTCAAAATAGTCTGCATTGAAGGCTCCGGTCCATGCCCGTACACCGTCCAATATCATCGTGTCGATGATCACGTCGCCGCCCGAGGTCGTCTGCTGGAGGATGATGCGGTCAACGACCATGTCCTTTGCAATATAGCTGGTGGCCCCTCTACCCGAGCCGATCACCACGTCGTTGGTGGAGCTGCTCATCGTGGGCGAGAACGTATGGCCCGCTGCTACTACCGAGGACGTGGCGTGGAGCGTGTAGATGTCACCATTGGCCCAGTCCATAGTTGGGAACTCGGAATTGCGGATTATCAGGGTGTCGATGGTTATCACGTCGGTGGTCGATGTGCCCTTGATCTGGAACGCATCCGTGATGCCGAACTTGCCCAGCGAGACATTGGTGAAGCTGATCACATCGATCCTGATGCCCGCCGGCATGTTGATCTCTAGCGTCTGGCTAATATCTGCGGGGAACTCGGCGTCTACCACCTTGGAACCCACCATGCTCGGAGCATCGTAGGACGCCCCAACCATCGGCCAGGTAATCTCCTGGTCACCTGAGCTAACCAAGATAAACATCGACGCCAGGAAGCCTAGTGCCACCGTGGTCAACGACCCTACGATCAGCTTCCCGCCACCGAGGTACAGTCCTCCAGGCAGCGGGAGCCTGAGCTTGGATAGGCCAAGTATCTGGAGGCTCAGACCTGGTATCGAGAACCTAAACTTCTTCTCATTCATCTGACTTCATCCTGCCCTTTATTTCGTCACTCATTAACGCCACTATCGACGCGGCGGCACCTGTCACCGGCAACGCGAAGATTGAGAACGCCACCAGTATGATGTCGAGGTGTGGCGCTATCTCCGCAGGCTTGCTGGTGGTCTTCCAGACAATTAAAACTCCTAATGTCACGAAAGCCAGAAACAACGGGCCGACCAATACAATCGTCAGGAATTGTGTTCCCGTCAGCGTGGTTTTGGTCCGCGCCTCCAGTTCGGTAATTCGCTGCCGCGCCTCTTGAAGCTCCTGTTGCGGATCAGTCACCAGAGACTCGAAACCACGCCGCGACCATCGCCGCGCCCGCTGCAATCGAGGCTATTAGTCCCCCGCCTAGCACCTTGCCCGTGCGCCACGTACTCTCCAGCACTGTGATCCTCTGACCCTGATCGGACACCGTGACGTTCAGGGCAATTACGTGATCGTAGGTGTCTTTGCCCCGTTGTTCAATACGACCCAGGGTTTCCGCCGTGTCCAGGCGGAACTTCTCCCCTGCGCTAAGCGTCATGGTTACCCCTCGAGGTCAAGTTGCTTGGCGATTATACTGAGCTTCTCAGTCTGCGTGGATGCCGCTGCGTATTCATCACGTACAGTCGGTTCTGTTTTCGGTACAGGCAACGACAGCGTGGTCGCTCCGCTGAAGGGTAACGGGTTCGTATCACTGTCTACCACCCGCAGCCCCGTAACAGGCGAGATGCCCAGCGCGTTAGCGATGCCCCGGGCGTGACGGGTAGCCCTTGCCTTTAGTGCCTTTATGTGGCATATCTAACCCTCTTGGGGTGGCAACTCAGTGGGCCACGCCGCCTTCAACGTCTCGGGTGTTCTGAATCCACCGAGGCTGAACGTCTGCGGGATGTCACGGAGCGTCTGCAATCTTGCCTGGTGCTCGGGTGCAAACAAGTCCTCAATTTCTTCCGGCTGTCGGTATTTGGAGCCTGACTCCTTTTCTAGCTCAATATTGCGAACCGTTCGTATCCGATCCATGTGTATTACACGGGCCTTTGGCATATTGGTGGAGACCCTGTCTACTGCATCCTCCCAGGCATCCCGGAAATGGCGGTCGCTTGGTAATTCGGAGTCCTCACATTTATGGCATGTCAATGTGACTACCCCAGTATAATCCTCGAAATGGACATTCATTCTCCACTTCACAACCTCTTCGCCCGTGAGCCCATCCGGTGGCGTGATCACATCTCGACTTAACTCGAACATGGTTTTGTCTATAAATCGTAGTTCCTGCGACGAACCGGGAATCACCCCTCCAGCCAAATGGATGATAGCTAACCGGCCATTGGCTAAGGTGCTTCTGAAATGACTCATTACTGGTCTCCAAAGGCAGCAGTGAAGTGTCTAATATCGGCGGCCGTTCCAGCCCGGGAGGTTCTTACCTGAAAAGTACCAACAGCTAATGACCCTGCGTTTGCTTCTGCTTTGTCGCCATCGTCACCGTCAGAGCCAATAACAACCACATAAACAGTGCTTGAAAAGTCCGTGTCCCAAACTAGGGTGCGGTCCCCGGTACCTGTGTCCGTGACGCTGGCTAGGTTATAGTCTGGTGATTGTAGGGTTCCGTCAGCAATTATGTAACACCAAGCCTTGGCTACGCCTGGCGAATGCTTAATCAGGTCGGGCGGCGCGTAGGTGTCCTCGTTGGTTTCGGCTTCGAGGGCGGCCTGGTTGGCCTGCGAAGGACCACTACCAGCAGCAGGCATGGCATGTTTGTGGTCTGACCTAGCCGCGTCTAATGCTGTGCCAATCGCTGCCGCATCGCTATGGGCCTGTGTCGATGGAGTCCCATTAGCTCCAAACAGAACATCATCATGGGTAATTTTGCGAGTAACAGGAGTGCCACCAGTATCGTCAACGGTAACAAATTCATCGGCCGCAGCTGGCAGAGTAATAGCTGAAAGAGAATTTATCTTGCTCTCACTACCACTTTCCACTAGCAAAGCAGCACCGCCAGCACCGGATGCTGGCATTGCGTGTTTGTGATCCGATCTCGCTGAGTCTAGGGCGGTCCCGATGGCTGCGGAATCCCCGTGGGCCTGCGTACTTGGTGTGCCGTTGGCCCCGAACAGCAGGTCGTCATGGGTGATCTTTTTGCCGGTGCCGGAGTCGTTGATAAAAAGTTCGTCCGCTGCGGCGGGTAGGACGACCGCGGTGAAGTTCTCTGGATTCAGCAACTCCACAAGGTCAATACGCTTGAGCGCACCGCCATCGATTATTAGAACTTCGTCTGTCTCCGCTGGGCCCGTTGCTAATGCTGTTTGCCCCTCAACAAGATCAGCCTTGATCTCGGATGCGCCGATGTTGGTGATAACGTTGCCGGTGCCGTCCGCGTCGATAGTCTTGTTGGTGAGCGTAGCGCCAAAGGCCTCGCAAACCAGGGTGTCGGTCCCCGTTAGCAGTGGTAGGTTCAGTGCCCGGTCAGCTACGATAGCTGCCGGCACGATATCGTATTCAAAGGTGTCAGCAGGGTTACGGAGCTTGAGGTTGGCCGCCTCAAGCGTATCGACTTGAATCTGGTCCTCATAGCGCAACCACCGTATCTCGCTGCCGGACTTGATTCGTATGTCGTAGAGGCCCTCAGCAACGTTGGTGCGAGTCCACAGCCCTGTCGAGTCCGTGGTCGTGCTGGTGGTCGCGTCCCCGCTAGAGGTGCTTTCGTCCGCAGCAGTGGCCACGGTGAAAACGTCGATGGTCGCACCGTTCACGGCCTTCCCAGCGCCATCGAAAACGTGCCCCTGTAGGTCAACTGTCATGTCAGGCTCCTGCACCGCCCAGGAATGAGCGGTCGATATATCTTAGCGCATCGCGCACGAAAGCGTCCGCATCGGTCAGGATGTCGTCTTCGTCGATAAAGATCAAGGTGATGCCCTGCCCCGCCAGTTGAGCTCGCGCCATGCGGTCTCGGGCTATCACGGCTGCTCCCTGCTCCTGGTGAAAGAAGGTGCCCTGCACGTTAATCGCCAGGTCAGGTGGGTTGATGAACAGGAAGTCTATTACCACGCCGCCCTTCTCAATACGCCCGCCGAAGAGGGGCGATTGAAAGGTGAAGTCCACTCCTGGCTGAAAACCCAGACGAACCAGGGTCTGGAACACGATGTATTCAGGTAGAGTCCCATCAAAGTCAGGCGGTACGCTTCGTATTTGCTGAAGGGTCATGGCTCAGCCACCACTACCCGGGTAACGCCCTTCTCGGTGTGCCCCGTGTTCTCGCTGGCAGTCATTTGAATGATGTCAACATAGGTGTTCCGCGTGTTGCCGCTGTCGTCACGAAAGGTGAACTCGACCAGCGAGTTCTTCCGCATCGATGCCAGCAGGTTCGCCCTCTGCTCCTTTGCGCTACGCCCCTTGTACTTCTTCTTCAGGTCCAGCTCCAGGTTCCAGCCGAAAGTGGCCGCGACCTTTTTGCGGTATTCCAATTCAATTGAGCGGATGTCGGGAGAGAGCGAGTTGTCGCTGCCGTTGGCAAGATCGGTGCGCCACCTGAAGGACCGGAACTCCAATCCAGATGGCGTAGCCACTGCGGGGAAAGAGAATACCGTCACCCCATCGCCCTCGATGCGGTCGTCGTCAGCGTCGAAGCTGCTATCGCTGGTGTGGGCGTCCGTTAGTTGCGTCCAGGTATCGTCGTCAAAGTCGGTGCCATAGAAGACCGTGACGTGTTCGCTCGCCGACGCATCCGCTACTTCAACCAGGAGCCGGACGCCCAGCTTGTCAACCTCAGCCTGGCCAGCATCGAACCACGGGGACTCGTCTCGAGAACTGTCGGCATAACTCCGGTCAGTGATCTCGCTCGGGTTTACGATATCTACGGGCAGTGTGAAGTATTTCACCCTTCGGTTATGTCCAAACCAGAAGCGGTAGCCCGAGTAGGCATTCGAGACCAGAGCGGTGGTGATCGCCTCGGTTCCCGTTGCACTCTCGAATAGCACCTGCCACCCTAGTTCATTCCAGCCCAAGACCAATGAGATGCCTGTAGCGATGTTTATGGCAGGCGACAGATGGCTCGACAGGCCAGCAGAGGGCCATGTATCCGAGGCCTCCGCAGTCGAGCTGCTGCTGTCCACCATGGCCACGAGGTCGTTCTGGGTCTTGTGAAGGCCCACGATTGTCCCCCGGCGGTCTGAGGGGAGCCCCTGGTCCTTGTCAGGGCCGTTCGTAGTGATGACCGCCCCGGCGCCACCGATGGCATACTTGTAAATCCCCAGGCCCGCAGGGATATAGGTGTTGCCACGGAACCGGTCGGTGTCCCTCCCGGCCTCGTCCTGGAACGGCAGGTCCATGTCGGTCTCAACGAACTGGTTGTTGCCAGCATCGTGGGCGAACAGCCCCACCTTGGTCGAGGCGTACAGGATGAAGTTTCCTATTGCGTCACGGCCTACGAAGAGGTCCTGCACATAGCCGTTGGGCAGGGGGAGCTGTGCGTCGTCAGTCCAATCCCCCGTGGGGTTGAAAGCCCACCGGAGTTGTCCCGTGGCATCTATGCCCCAGATTCGATCATCCCAAATGGTTCCGTATTCCACGTCAACGGTAGAGGCTGTAAACGATGACCCGTCGGTGGTGTAGACATAGCCGCTGCTGTAGAAGAAGACCATGTAGACGGTGCCGCCAAGACGCCCGCTCAACGAATCCGAGACAGTCCCGGCCAGCGTGTGTAAGTTGGAACCCCATGTATCGGAGTTAAATGTGTAACTGCGGATAGAATTGCCAAAAGCTGTGTAGACAGTATTCGCCAGTTCTTGGATGGCGTCCACGGTGATCACGCCTGGGACCCCGGAGGCGGCCGTGGTCGTCACGCGATCGGGCAAGGTGCGGTGCCCGTTCACCCGTAGGTGTGACGTGCCGTACCAGAGACGGCCCACGTCTGTGGCGCCCTGGTGGTCCTTCTTGCCTATGCCGCCCTGGGCGTTGTCCCAGCGTATAACGGAAAGCCGCTGCCGGGAGTCCGCGGTGGTGTCACCGATTACCACTTTCCCTGCAAATTGAGAGAACAATTGTGTCTGAACAGGCCTGGTGGTCTTATAAAACTGACCATCAATGGACACTTCTGAAGCCCTGATGACTCGTTCGCGTGTAGTCATAATCTAATCCAGTATCGCCGCCCAAGTCACATCTTCGCCGTTTACCACTGCATCCACCCAGAAGACATTAAAGAGCACCGAACCAGGGCGGAACTCCAGCTCCAATTCGCCATCGATTCCCCCGCTAGCCCCCAACTCGTATCCGTTGCTGGATGACACGTCGCTCAGCCCCACATAGGTGAGCCCCGTGTTGGCCCCAAAAGCCTTGAACCTGATCCACAGCACCTTGTCCAACGTGTTGGACACCTGAACCGCCGTGCCCCCAGTGACCACGTTGACACTGCCCGAATCGAAACGCACATCACACCCCAGCTACGAAGATTTCAAGGTCGCACTCACCATCGTCAGCCAAGGCGGTGACGTTCACGATGTCACCGAATGAGACCGTCAGCGCCGTTGCCGAGGCGTCGTGGACATTCACGACTCCCTCCGCGCTGACATCTATGAACATCGAGTGACCAGCCTCCAGCTTATGGGCCGACTCGTTGCTGTTCGCCGAAGCCACGGTGATCTGGATGAAGTTGGTAGCGTCCTTGTTGGTCAACCGGATGTACCGGACGTCGGCCTCGTTCAACCCGATGGTGGTGACGGTACCGGGGTTCGATGCCTCGAACGCTAGAATCTCCATCTCGCTAGTCGGGACCGCGATGATGCGCTGGAGAACTTCCGTGATCGACGCGATAGTGAGCGTATTCGTCGAGCCTTTGTCCTGCCCGTTCAAGCTGATTGCCTCAGTGATGGTGACTGTCAGAGTCGCTGCCACTATCGTTGTCGCCATTATTCTATCTTCCTCACTCCCAGTAGCATTGAGAAACTCCGGCGCCGTCGCTCCGCACGGGCATACCAGACAAGGGAGCGGCGCACTCGCGCCTTATCGTCGTCTGAGCCTCCCCCACCTACGGAGTCCAGGGACAGCGCGGTCGTTTGGGCCACCACGTACTGATCATCTATCTCGGTCACACTGGCGTCTGTGGAGAACAGCGCGGGCTCACCGCCACCCACCAGCTTGATCAGCGCGTACCCCACCGTGTTGACTGCGTCTGCGGTGAGAATCAGGTCCCGAGCCTCTTTGTCGATCCCCCACGAGCGCTGGCCCAAGCGTTTCCATCTGGCCGAGTCGTTAATCACAGCCCTGAAGTCGTTGAACCAGACCACGTTGGCCTTCTGGTTGGCGTTGTATTCCAAGCCTACCGAGATGATGGCCGCATCCAACTCTGGATTGGCCAGGGCCAACCGAACGAAGGTCCAGGTATTGGCCGCCACCGCTGGCACGCTAAGGCTCTCGAGATCCGTACCGTCCGCCTGAACAGCACCGCTATCAAGGTGAATGACGAAGTCGGAAGCTGCCAAAGCCACAGTCGCCTTCACCCATCCTTCCATGTGGGTGTACTTGGAGATGTCCGTGGACCCTATGGAATCGGTGACGAAGTCCCCCGCGCTTACGCCGGACCCAACCGTGATCTGCAGCGATTGGCCGTGTCGTTTCCAGTCCTCAGTGTCCAGAACTTGCGTGAAGTTAGCATCGGTCGTCTCGTCAAACAGGGTGTCCATCGGGTGAACTTCCAGGCTGACTGCCTCCACCCGGTACTCAACCCTTTTCAGCATGGAAAATCCGCTCGGGATATCGAAGCGGGCAGCAGTGGAGTCCCCATGTAGGGAGATGTCCTCCACGTCGTCGTAGACCGCGCCGTAGGCGTCCATGATGGCCTGGTTCGCAAAGTCCAGCAGCGCCTCCGGATTGTAGTCCTCACTCCAAAGCTCAGCGGTGTCACCATTGGCTGTGGCATCAGCAACGGCAGGATGAAATGTGAGAGTCTGCTGGTTGTTGCTGTCATTTATCGATGAAGCGGTCACTCGCCGTATGGCGCCGGCGTTATTGCTGCCCGACGTGAAAACCAGCCATGCACCCAGGTACTCCGAACCGCCGCCCAGCGAGAGTTCGTCGGTAACAAAGGTCTCGGGGGAACCTTGCCCGTCAGCCTCTAGGGTGCGGTAGGCCCCCAGGTTATACCCTATGGAGGTACGTATCTGTTCCCAGGTACGCCCAGCGATCGGCACTTTTCACCTATAGAAAACCCGGCCCGGAAACCCAGGCCGGGTTTTGTGCTTACTTCTTGGACTTCTTCTTTTTTGGTTTGGGCAGGTTCCCGTGAGGTTGAACCTTAGTCCCATGGTTCGGCATTTGAAGACCTTGCTCGCGGCTAAGGCGGCAGCACCCTATTTCCCCTTCGGGTGCGCCTTCCTCATGTGGCCCCCTATCTTCGGACTGAGGCCTTCTTCGGTTTCAGCGGTGACGATGTGGTCGCACCGCTTACATTCGCGCTGATAAAGTTCACGCGTTTCCGGCTCAGGTCCAGGCTCCGGCTCAGACTCGTCGGCCTGCACTGGTGCCGGTGCCACCGCTGAACCATTGCTCCGCATGGCCTCCAACATTCCCCGCTGGATGTCCATGCCCTCTTCACGTTCGATGCGCTCACGCCGCTCTTCCATCGCCAGCCATTCCTGTTTATGGCGGTGGACCATGTGCTGCCGCACCTCGTAAGGAGATGCGATATTGCTCTTAGTGCAGACTACGAACCCAAACTCGTCGCACACCTTCCGTAGCAGGTGGTCAGGGTGCATGTAGCACTTCAAAGTGCCCTCTGGCGGGCGGAAACCAGGGTCGTATATGGTGAAGGCTCGCTTACCGCTGGGCAGCCTCTTCTTTAGCTGCGCTGGCAGCATGTTGTTGCTCACCAGGGAATCCAGCCCGGTCTCCGTGTTGAACACCGTGGTATACCCGGGCCCCTTAACAGCGGTCTCCACCATTGGCACCGGGAGCTCTTCGTCAGGTAGGTGGACGATATTGCCGCCAACCTCCTGAGTAGTCCGCTCCATGCCTTCGTCAGGGACCACGCCCTTTTCAGCGAGTTCCTTGAGAATGTCCAGGGTATCGGTATCAGTTACCACTACACCCCTCCGGCCAATACGAGTTGTCGCTGTTCCATCACGTCGTGGTACCCACCTTCCAGATCGGTAAGGACGATGTCCTCTACGTCAAAGGGTTGATTCCTGAGACCGTCGGCGAAGTCCATTAGATCGCCAACCTTTTCCACCGAGACGAAACGCCCACCCTCCGCTACCCCGCCCGGGATACTGAGTTCGTCGCTGAAGTCGCTGGCAAGCCCCATGTCTGTGACGTAATCGGCCGGCTTGTCGTTACGCACCACGAGGATGTGGCGCCAGCGTCGAAGGCTCTGTGAATCCAGCGCTGGCCCATTGGTCTCGTAGAGCAAGATGGCGGGCTCGTCCATCGAGATGAAGTTTGTAGTCGGTGTATCGGTCATCGTCTATCCAAGCGACCTGGGCGCTGAGCAGTAGATGAAGTCGATGTCGAAGTTGAAGGCCGTGCCGCGGTCGTCCGAGGAGATCGCTGGGCAGTACACAATCTCGGAGCTGAAAAAGCTCGTCTGTGTCGACACGAGTTCCCCGTCGATGAAGAACAGGACCGTGCCGCTGTCGTTCGGGTTCAGCTCCATCCGCAGATACTGAGTGGTGTCTGCGGCAAAGTCGTCGCCCAGCGTGAGCGCGACCGCGGCGTTGTCCGCGTCCCCTTGGACTCCAACCGCCTGCCATGTTAGGTCCTGTTGCCCCTCAATTAGGAAGCCGACCGCATCGGTGGCGACCGTGTTCAAGGTGCCGTCTTCGTCCTCAATAACGACCGCGCCTGACTCTACAGGATTGTCGGTGAGACCGAGGAACGCCGACGTAGTACTGTCCGTACTGGAACGGACTCCTGCCTCGAAGACCAGCGGGAACCCTTCGTCGGCCTCGAAAGCCTGTTCGCCTGCGATCAACGCAGCGTCTCCATCGTCCCCAGCCATTACTTGACGCCACCAGCCACCATGCTTGTTGGTGATGTCCTGAGTTGCCGAGCTGGCAACGGTCTCGTTCAGGGAAGTTACGTTGTCTCTGAGGAAATCTTCCCATAAAGTGAGTTCCCCGAAACCAGTACCTATCGCACTTGCCATTGGGTATTCCCCTTTCCTTTCCTAGCAGGCTCTCTCATGCCTGGCCGGCACTACGTCGCCCGCACTACTTCCTCAATAAAAACTGGCCCCTGTGGCCCACCTACCCTGTGATAGTTACATTCATGGAGGCCGAAACCATGCTGACCTCGGGTTACAACACATGGCTGCACCATATCGGTCATTTCGTTTTCCTCGACCCCTACCGTCCTGCTGTAGTGGTGCCTGCGCGGTATGTACGCCCTCTTAGTTCCCCGCGGCACCGTTACCTTGAACCCGTTCACCACTCTCAGCCCGGGGTTCCGTCGAAGCGCGTACCTCCACGCCTCGTAGTAGCCCATCATGCGGACCTTGCCGTTAACTAGCCTGGCGAACTTCTTCATTCCTATGAAGTCGGTACTGTCGCATCTGTTTGCACCTCGAAGAGCCAGTTTCCTGCACTCCGCTCCCCGTAGGCGAACTCGTCGTACTGCCACATGCTGGTCCCGCCTCCGCCGATGTCGGGCTCCTCACGGACACGGACCCATGGGGATCGCCCCTGCACAAGCACCAATGCCTGTCGGTGGAACACGCCCCCCTTGGCCGAGGTGGTGGCTGCGGTGATGGGGATGTTGCCATCCTCCCGCATAATCACCCCGCCGACCATTCCGACGGTGCCGTTCTTGAAGACACCCGAAGTCATACCGTCCTCGAGTTGGGCGGCGAGAGCGCCAGAAGTAGGATTGAGGATTTCGTCCTCAATGTCCTTCAGTGCGAACCCGTGGAAGATGCCGAATATCTGCCCAGTCTGGGGCGCTGGCTCCGTCGTGTTCGACATGATGCGAGAACGGGATGCCCGGATGAACCCGCTGACCAGCGAGTTGCCCGTCCCTCCCAGCGAGACAGTCGCGGCGTCGATGGCCGTTATGCCGTCGATGTCCTTCTTACGCTCGATGGAGTCTTGCGCCAGCTTGCCCATACGGGCCAAGGTTTTCTTGCTAATTCGGGCACCAACGCGATCGGTGATGAACGTGTGGACCCCGGTCACCGTGGGGGTGACAAGGAATTGGGTATCTGAGAACTGCTGCGGGTTGTCCAGCTTGGTCGTCTCAGTGACGTTCTGCGCCGTCAACTGAGCCAGGGTGATCTCTTTCCAGGAGAGACCAGTGTTTTTCGTCAGGGTAACGAGGTCAACTGACTTCGTCATCACCCCGACTTGTTCACGAGTGGTGCGGGCACTGGCGACAACGACGTCGAGTGAATCCGCTAGGGCATCAGTGGTTGTGCGGCCTGATGGCATTGTATTCTCCTACTAGCTAGGGTTAGAGAAGTCCCCGTGCTGACTGAATCGCCCAGGCCCTCGCATGGGCCTTGGGGGTGTCGTATTCGGATCCCGAATTGATGTCGCCGTATCTAGCGATGAAAGTGTCGTCATCGTCGTCGTCAACAGGGGCGTTGTTCGTAACGCCTCCGCTGAAGGCTTGCGCGGGCACCTGTGCCTTGGTGAGTTTTGAAATCTGGTCTTTGACCTGCCGGAGCTCGGCCTGCCCCTTGGCGAAGGTTTCCATCGACTGCGGGGTTTCAAACTGCATCAAGTCTTGGTGTGAGACGCCATGCTTGGTAGCCAGCAGAGCGGCAACGTTGGTCTTATCGGTCAGGTGCTGAGCATAAGCGCCCAACTGTTGCTCCTGCTGTAGAGCTTTCTCTTCGTAAGGCTGAATCTGTTGGGCCAGTAGCTGGGCTTGCTCCTGGGTGAAGTAGCCCTGCTGAACAAGCTGGTTGGCTCTTTGCTCCGACGCTTGTCTTGCAGCCTGCTGGTTGGCCTGCTGTTGCTGTGCCTGCTGCTGTGCAGCTTCGCGTTGTCGGGAAGTTGCCAGCTCCCGCTCAAGTTCCTGCTCCCTCGAACTCGGCGCCGGGGGAACTTCGTCAACAGGGGGAGTGACCGCTACCGCCTCTGCCGGAGGCTGTACGACTGGCGTCTCGTCTGGAGCAGGGGCAACCACAGGGGTAGCCGCAGGCGCCTCTGCCGACACAGGCGGGACAGCATCCATGATCGGGGCGTCCATGTCCTCCCCGGTGGGAGTAGGCGCCTGAACCTCGACTTCGGGTTCTTTTGTCTCTGGAGTTGCCATCATGGTCCTTTCGGGCAAATAAAAAAGACCCACGAACGAGTCGTGGGCCTCTAACCGTGAGACGGTATTCAGTTTTCGAGAGCAGGCTTAGCGCGTTAGCGCCTCACCTGCATGGTTGCGGGACCGAGAGTTGAACTCGGCGTAAAGGGCTTATGAGACCCTTATTGCTCCGGCATTTCCCGCTAATTGGGATTCTTGCATATGAAGAATCGATTTGTCAACTACCCCGTTCAACATGCAGCCACCGTTCTTCTCGATGATCGCTCTCATTCCCTTGTCAGTCATGCCCCGGCCGCCGTTCTTCTTGAATAGAACATCCCGGCAGTCTGCAAAGATGGAACCGCTCGCTTGACGTTTACACATTATCTCACAAATCCTGGTACACGAATTGGTCTAGTCGGTTGCGGAGGTCCAGCCGGTGCTGGCGTCGACGACGGCTGCGGGGCTTGCCCCGGCGCAGCTGGCCTGGGAGTCTGAATATTCAACCTGAGCGGCCTATCGTAGAAATTGAACCAGAGCCCAGAGCCTATCTCCCGTTGGCGCTGCAGCTCCACATCCCGTACCGTATCTGGCATACTCAACATCCAATCATCCTTATGCGCTAGAACGTAATCCCTGATTGCACTCCCGTAGGTCTGGACAAGCCACCGGTCCAATAGGAGATTGATACGATCCCAGTCCAAGGAGGTCTTGACCGGGATGGCATCAAGCATCTTCTCTCGACGCTCGAAGTATAGATCAGAGACGGCGTCCTCTAAGCGTTGATTCTCTAGAATCCATTTCTCCAACTCTTTCACTGAGCCCGCGTCTCCTAGCGCTCTGATCGCCCACAGCACATTCGTGGCACCGCGGTGCTCTGCCCGTATCCTGCTCCGCTCCTTGTCGTACCACTTCCTGCTTGCCCCTTGAAGGCCACGAGCCATAGATTCAGCGGCAGTAGTCATCTCCGCCTCGAAATCCTCCCGTTCCTCTCGGACAACATCCAGCCGGACTTGCGTGTTCTTGTCCGCCCTGCGGTAGTTCAAGTCGTCGATTTCTTCCATAAGACGTTCTAATTCCGGTTGCTGCCGCTCCGCCCCTTTCTGCTGCGCCCGGTTTAAGTCCCCCCACTCCTTCACGGGCTGACCCTCGAGAGTTGCCTGCCCTGAATTCACGGCCCACTGATCTCGGGCCATTGTGCGTTTCTCATATGGGCTTATCCCCCGCTCTCGTGTGCCTATCAAGTTGCCGACAAAGGTCTCAATCCCTACTGCCTGACGTTTAACTCCCGCAAGCGCCTCTAGCCCGGCGGTTGTGAATGGTTCGACATAGAATGGCATCAGGTCCTCGGAGAGCATCCGCCCCAGCCCCAGTGGGGACCGCGTGTCCTCCCCGGTGAAAGCGGCCTTGCCGGTCACGAGGTCAAACACATCGGACGTAAACGGCGAAGTCATGCCACGGAAGCTCCTGTACGCAGACAGTGCTGCCCCCTTAACGCCGTCCTCGGAGAGTCCCCGCGAGAGGTTCCCCAGAAAGCGAAGACCAGAAACCGTGACGCCCCCGACGCCGAAGACAGAGTCGCCGATCCCCACAGATAGAAAATCGCCATACCTAATGTCGTACATCCGGGGGATTCCGTTTCTGCCTTTTTTGGGATCGAGTCGGTCCCACTGACCCAACGCGGCCGCCAGCCCCGTCATGAACGCCATAGAACCAAAGAGGAAGTGCGATAAGGCCTTACGTGCCACCTGTCCCCGCAGACCCCCTTGGAAAACCGCTAGCATAAGAGCGGCGCCAGCCCGCCGATAACGAGGCGCATACAGCAGCAGAGACCCCTCTACTGCCCTTCGAGTCGGTGTAACTCCGAGTTGCCTGGACGACATCACGCCAAACATCTGGTCGATGCTAGTCGTCAACTCTCTATAGTCGTTCTTGTTCTTAGCCAGGACGCCAAGGGCCTTGTGCATCTCGATACGCCCCACATCCAGGAAGGCGTTGAAAGTGTCCGCCCCCCGACGGAATGCCGTCCCCGCTACTGGCAATCGAGATAGCACGCTGCCCCTTCCGGCAGCCACGAATTCGGAGCTGGCCAGAGGCGCAGCGCCAAACTGCACCATCTTGTCCATTACCTCTCGGGTAGCTGGCAACTGAAAATACTTGTTCGCAACGGCCGGCTGCGCTAGTGAGCGTAGGGATATCGAGGTGGCCTTGCCCCACACGAGAGGCTTGGTCAGCAACGGGATAAGCCCCTGGATTAGGAGGAATCCTGGGTCAAGCCCGGTCTCCAGCATACGGAGCACATCGTTGAAGCTGGAAATAGACTGGAGTATCTTCGGCGCCTGGTCGGTCAGGTGAAGGTTTATCTGCTCAGCCATCTCTTTCGGCATGATAAGCCCTTGGAACGCAGGCTGCCCCACCTGTGCCTCGGTAACTGGATCAGCCTGAACGCGCAGCTTAGCCTGGTTATACCCGGCGCGAGCGTCTGCTACTCGACGCCGAGAGCCGTCTGCTAAATCCTCTAGCGCGGCAATATGGGGGTCCAGTACGCGGCGGCGTGCTCTCTCGGTAACTGCCACACCTGGCGTGCGAAATGTAGGGCGTACCTCACCAAGGGGGGGTTGAACGGGCTGCTGAATACCAGTTGCCTTTTCAACGTCTGCCGCCATTTGGGGGAAGTCCCGCCTGAGCTTCGCCATACTAGGTTGTGCAGGTGTCTCACCGCGAATCACGCGTTGTAGCAAATTGCGGGCAAATTGACGGCTACGTTCTGCGTGCAGAGCCACCTCGCGTTCCAAAGCGGTCTCTGGGAATCGCGTCTTCAACCGCTCTACAACTGTCCCCACCCCGGGCTGCTTACGAATGAATTCGGCTAGTATCGCGTCTGCCTCGGCGCGTCGACCAGCCATCAGGGTGATTCGCAACGTCTCGGTAGGGTCTGCCAAGTAGATATTCCCGCCCTGCTCTCTCCCCTGTCGCTGAGTAGGCCAGCTACGAGGCTTTGCCTGAGTCTGCTTGGCGCCGATCGCCCCCTTTATCGGGCCACGGCCAATTTCGGCCTCCTCTCCCGCCACAACTCGCTTGGTAACGACTCGCGGGAAATATCGGCCTCCCCCAAGGTCCACATCGAGCGAAATCTGTCGCGCCGCATCATCAAAGCTCGTAATCGGCTTGATCTTGACGCCCCGCTGCCGCTGCGAAGCCAAGTTCTTATCGAGGAGCGCCTTTGCCCGGCGTGCATACTCACGCTGCGCCTCATTAAGAGGGTATGCGTTGGGGAAGGTGAGCACGTCTCCAATATCCGCAGATGCGCCCTTGGGAAGCTTGACGTTTGTCACCCGCCCAAGCTTGTCTACCTTGAAGGCATGGCGGAGCTCGTCGATAGCGTGCATCCCGGCTACAGCAGAGGAATCGCCAGCATCACGCACGGTTAGGTAGGAAATAATGCCCTTGTGCGGCGTATCCATGGCTAGGACGGAAGGATTTACCTGATCCACAACCTGGGGGCCAACAACGGGAATCCGGTTAAGGCGCTGCCCCAGAGTTCGCGCCCAATTGTCTTTGAAATTCACGTCTAGGACCTGTTCAATCGTGGGTAGTTCAGGCAAGTACGCCTCGGTCCCGGGGGCAGCACGCTCGCTCACCGGTATCCCTGCACGAGTAGGAGGAGCGCCTTCGCCCGCTGCCCGTTTGGGGGGAGATAGGCGTATCCTCACCTCAGCAGTGCGCTTAGCACTAGCTTCGAGGATTTGCAACTCAGCCAACTCGGCCTCTGCCGCCCGAGCATCCCTGTTAAGACCTGCCCGTTGCTGACGGAGACTAGTAATCGTATCCTGACTTTCCTTGAAAAGTCCTTCGCGTCTCACAGATTTGACAAAGACCTGATCTATACCATCACCCCAATCGGTCAGGAATGGATTCTTCCCCTCGTGCCTAGCAATGCCTTCAACTTGAGAGTTTGATAAGCCAGTAGCCCATCTTGGCCGAACAATTCTAGCTCCCTGTGCGGCCTCAAGTTTTCCTTCAAGCTCGATAGATGCCATTGCTAAGTCATCGAGTTGTTCATTGAGGCTTGCTACCGTGTGCTGCTCCGGTGTTACAGCAGCAAGACGGTCCGCGGCCTCTTGTGGTGATACTCGAGCTGCCGGCGCTGCAGGAGCCGGAGCAACCGGAGCGGGTTCTGGTAGCGCCGCCTTGGGAGCAGTGGCAGGAGGCACGGTTGGCCGTTTCGGGAGGAGGCCACCCCTCTGAGACGTAGCCAAATCCCGTATCGACCGGCGTACAGCGGGAACAGCGGCCGCCGCCGCCTTTGTAGCAATAGGTGCCGCTGTCGCTGCTGCTCTGCCAAGCAGCGGGCCTGCGAGTGGAGCAAGCGGGGTAGCGGGCGGGACAGCCACCGCTAATTGGAGCAATGGGTTATCCAACTCTGGCCCTGTCAACGGACGTGTGCCGCCGACTACCGTCGACAGGGCACGCCCAAGACCCGCACCGGGTCTGTCAGGCGGCTGCTTCAAGCGCTCTGGGAATCGATTGAAGACTTCTTGGACTGAAGGCAGCCCACGGCCACGGACCACATCGGCGGCGGGCGTGACGAGCCTGCGCCCCAATACCTCGGCGCCTCTGACGAGCTCTGAACCTGTCCCGCCTAGCAGAAGTCGGTTCAGCAAACCAGGTTGGGGCGCCCTGGGAGGCACCGGTTTCCCGATGGGTCTGTTGAAGATCGCCGCCATGCGCTGACGCGGGTCTGGGGAAACGCGCTGGGCCGCCGATCGCTGACTACGCTCCAATGCGGCTCGGCGATCAAGGATATCCTGAGCCAACTTATCGCGCAGTCTTTTGCGGCGTTCGTCCGGCGTGTGGGTTGGCATATTTTAGAAGAAGAAACTGCGGGCTTGTGGCGCAAATATCCTCTGAGGCAATCCTGGCCGCTGCGACGGGGGTAGACTGGCAAAGTTCTGTGCGAACGGGAAGGACTGCACGAACGGGTTGAATCTCTGCGTCGGCGTCTGCCCAGCGTTGATCTGCTGCCCTAGCAGCCCCAGGAATTGGTCAAGCGTAGGCTGGAACTGGTTTTGGAAGAACGTCTGCTGGTTGGCTGTCTGATTTTGCGGGAGTGCGCCGAAGAAGGCCGAGCGTTGCCCTACCCCCTCCTGTTCCAGGAAATCGGCGAAGACGTTGCCCCCAAAGGGATTCTGGAGGAAATCAGTGCCATTCGCCATTACCAGGCGTTTACTCCGATGTTACCGCCGACTCCGCCTATCCCGCTACGCAGGAACTGCCCGAACAACCCACCAGGTTGCTGTGAGGCGGGGTTAAGATTGAATGCGGCGAAGGCATTTTGCATGTTTTGCTCGATAAAGCGTCGGAATATCGGCGCCGCCTGACCTTGAGCAAACTGGCTAATGACATTCTCCGCAATTGGTTGCTGGCTTAGGAATTGCAGTGCGGCAAGCTGGTCTGAGCCAGCCTCCGCCCGAGGAGGGGTAAAACCGCCTTCTCCAAAGAACGGGGAGAGGGCAGCGAACGCCTTCTGAAACTGCCCGGTATTGAAGCCTTGTGCTTGCCCACCTTGTATGAAATCCTGGAAACTCTGGGGTTGAAAATCACCGCCAAGGCTTCTTGCCTCATCACCTTCCTGAAAGGTGAATGGGGATATGGCCGTCTGCAGCGCAAACCTGGCCGCCGACGGGGCGAACTGCGATGTTATGCCCCCCTGAGCCATGGGGCTGACGGATTGGAAGAAGGGGTCATCACCAAGAACACCAGCGAATTGCCCAGCCTGACTTAACGGACCGCGTTGGAGGTAGCCGCTGCCTGCGTCAAGAAGTTGCTGGAAAGGTGTGCGCGGTGTCTCCCCACTTGGTAGGGGGGCGGGTGGTGCGGGCGGCACGGGCAGAGTAGGGTCAGGGTCTGGTATAGCCGCCGTGGGGACCGTAGGGGCAGTCGCAGGGATAGTCGTTGGGACATCGGCGAGCACATCGGCCAAGCTGGGTGAGGTACTAGGCGATATTGTGTCGCCCGAGACGGTGACCGTGCCCTCGCGCTGCCACGTAGTCATCATCCGGTTCGCTTCAGCCAGTGCTTGTTCGTGCGCGAGCCCCAACCCATCCTGAAAGAAAACCTGAAGCTGTTGCAGAAACGAGAGAAAATCGCTGCCCGGTGTAAGCACAGCCAGAAGCTCTTCTGGGGTAACTACGGTAACTCCCGTAGGACCTGTAATCGCCATGGTGTCCCCTCCGTTACGCTCTTGGGCCGAATAGACCTATTCTACGAAGTCGTTCTTGCGGCGTCAATGGCCCCACTGCTCCAGGTCGTGGTGAACCGGGTGGCACGTTGGGTCCGGCTTGCGGTGTTGGCGTCGGTGGCGGCGCCCCCTGAGCCGAAGGGGGCAACACGCTAGGAGAGAACCCTCCACCACCGTTCGGCGACTGGGGGAAAGGTGCCCCCCTGGCACCGTTGGTCGCCGCGGGTGGACCCGCGCCACCCGCGCCCCCCGCGCCCTGCATGGCTTGTTGCATCGCCATCTGTTGCTGCATGAAGAGCTGTTCAGCGGCACGCATGTAGATTCGGGCCATCTCGGGCCGACCCTGGCGCAACATGGTTTCGGCCATTTCGAAGAGGCCAGCCAAGGGCAGACCCCTCTCTCCCTGCTGCTCCTTGATTTCGTCTACTATCTGGTCGGCGTCCTGGTCCTCGAAGATGTCCTCGTGAATACGTCTATCCGGATACAACGGGACCGGCCCCTTGCGAGCGATATCAGCCTGCTGGAACTTGGCTGAGTCGTCACGGGGCAGTTGTGGGACCAACTTGAACGTGAGGTCGCCCGCGTCGCGGATCATATCGGGCGTGATCTCTTCGCTGAAATACTTCCGGTTCTGGCCTATGCCACTAAGCTGCATGGTGTCGAACTGGTTTGAGAGGTACTGGTCCTTGATCAGCCGCAAGGACTGGAGAATCGCTTTCTCAGTAGCGGTCAACGGCGCGTCCAGGGGCGTTTCCACTCCCTGCCGAAGCTGCGTAATGGCGAAGCCGGATAGTTGGAATGGTATCTCGCCGTAGACCGTATTGGGCAGCGTCCCGCGCTGAAACTCACCACCTATAAGCGCCAGTACGCTGCCAGTCTCTTTGGCGGCCTCCAGCATTGCCAAAACTTCGACATCCTCAGTATCCTTCTGCAAAGGGATATCTATCCCAGTCTGGTGGGGATTCTCGCCCTCGAGAGTTTTGGTGCCGTCGGCTGAGTAAATCTTCAAAGCCTGCTCACGGGCGCGAGCTACCAATTCCAGCAGGATCGACATGATCAGGTTGTTCTTGTCGTTGATACCTCTGATCTTCTTCAGCACGGACTCGCCAAAATCCGCCTTGATGCTGACGATAGAGCCGTCGTCCCCTACGCCACCTGTGCTGGTACCGTGCCCGCCCTGGAGTGGCGGGGCAGAGCCTACGGTGAGATACACAATTGGGGTTCGCGGGCTGCCGTGGGGCGTAGCCGGTTTCAGGAAGCGTGGACCCTTGCGAATATCATCGAATAAGTCCTCTGTCAAGACGTAATTGTCGCACTCGTCGTAGAAGTCGTGGACTGTAATGCCCGCGTTCTCGTTTTCGCTATCTTCGTCCTGTGGAATCGTGACGCCGTATTTGGTCTTGATCTGAGCGCGAGTCATTTTTATAGAGTAGGCTGCCCACACTAAACCCTTATCACCGAGCTCGAACGAGACATGAGAAGGGTCCCACGGCATGATATCGGGGAAGGTTGCAGTCTTCGAATCGCCGTCCTCGTCCTCGCCGTCTTTCTCTTTCACCAGCAGGGCACGCCCCATTACGGGGCCACCGCGGACACAAGAATAGAATCCCCACTGGTCCTGAATCGGGGGCAGACCCTTGTTGTCCTGCTGCTCGGCCACGTTGTTCAGAATACCGACATAGAACCGCTCGGCTGCATCGTCGGTCTCCCGATCGTCACGCCGGTTGTTCTGCTGCGGATTAGGGCCGGGGTTCTTAATAACGTGGGGAATCTTGACAATCGAGATGGCTTTGGCGATAAAGCTGATGAGCTTGTCCACGAACACGGCCGGCGCGTTAGAAGTGTAGTGGCGGTAGTCGTCGCCCTCACCCTTGGGCTCTTGGAACTCGTCCAGCCGATACGAGCTGTAGTCCCTATCGTAGCGATCGATGAGAACACGGGGAATCTTATGGTCCTCAATCAGCTTGAGGATGTCTGCGCGGGTGCGTTTCTTACGTTCCGCCATGAAAGCGCTTCCAAATACGTGCCCAGATGGGGCTACGAGGCCATGCGTCGAACGCCCAGCCGTAGTAGATGGCCTCGATATACGGCTTAGTCACCTTATGCCGCAATATCTGCACGGCGAATCCAGAGAGCTGAAATCCCAATTCTTGATCAGCGGCCATCATGCAACCCCGGCGGTCCAGCTACGACAGCCCGACGGCCGTTCCGTCGGTGGACCTTGATTGTACTACTGCCCTGCCTCTGAGTATAGCCGAATCTGTCGATCAATCCGTAAATCACCGCCTTGATCGCGTCGTTATTGTTGTCCTTGGGGTTTTTGCCGATCACGTTCCCCTCACGGTCGGTCCCCCACCGATAAGCCCTGAGCTGGCCGTCGTCGGGGTTCGGAGCAGCGCCGAATTCAGAGATCAGCCCCTCGCACCTGGGGTCGATGATGAACTTCGGGCCGTGGGTGATGGGGTCCATCTTCAGCATCGTCTTCATGCGATCGGTGCCTGCCCCGATGGGGATCGGCTCCTTGCTGTGATTCATATAGAGCCGGGCTGGTTCGGCAACCCATATCTCCTGCAGGGGGCGCTGACCATGGTGCTGCGCAACGTAACGGTCCGCCACCCCACGGATATCCTTCTCTTTCCACCAGTCGCGGTCCAGGCAGATTTCGATGATATCCTCGGTAGTCTTGCCTTTGACGTAGATTTCGTCGAAGATACGGACCTGGCCGCTGATAACGTTTGCGATCTCGACGGCGTAGTAGCTGCCGGAGTAGCCCGGGTCTACCCAGATGTACACCCGCTCGCCTGGGACGCGCTCACACTGCCGAACGTGGACGTCAGCGCGGAATTCAGGGAAAACGAGCCCCTTGGGAGGGACGGGGATGCCCTCGATGCGCTCGCTGACGAACTGGTCCGAGGAATTAGCTATGATCTCGACTATTTTCGGGTCGTTGCGCCCGCCGGGGAAGACAGTGCTGTTCGCATACGTCGGGAGCCGGAAACTCTTCCGATTGTTAGCGCCGCTGGCCCATTGCGGCGCCAAAGAGGGGAACCAACCGACGCTTTCCTCCATCGTGCCGATAAAAAGCACCCAGCCGTCCTTCTCAAGTACCCGCTCCTGGCACCTCTCGAGAACTACCACGTCCTGCTGGCCTGCTTCGCAGACGATTATCCCGTGAGGAGGGTCCTGGGACATCTTCGTAATATCGCTAGAGCTTTTCGTTTCTATCCTGAGGCGTGGGTGGCGGTCCTTCGGCAGTTTGAGTTCGATATGACCAGGATCGACTCTTTTGGTCCAGTCCAAGTCAGGCTTTTTGAACCCAAGCAACTGCAGGTCGTCGTTGATGTAGAAGAATTCTCGCCGAGTCTCGCTGTAGGACTTCCCGATCAGCCAGTACAGGAACGGATCACCGACCCCATCCCCGTCTTCTGGGTGTTTCTCCTGGTCCGCCAGCCAGTTCTTCATCCACTTCGCCTTTGCGACCATAGACTTACCGCCACGTCCGCCACCGGTAACGAGGATAAACCGGTGTGGAGCGTCTAAGATTGCCTGCTGGTACGTCGAGTTAGGCGCAAAGCCTACTTTGTCGAAGAGGATGGAGATATTGGTATCAACGGCAAGCATTAGTCGTCATCGCCCGGTTTCGTTTCAAATCTGATCGTGACCCGCCCGCTATCTTCATGCCTCTCCCACTCCATGTCTCCACTCCCAACCAGAGTGAGGCCCAACTCCTCCGCCTTACGCTTCAAGGATGCCATCATTAGGCTGATCGTCTTAAACATCCGACCCTCCTCAATCTCGTTGTTAAAGAGAACAACACTCAAAGCTAAATCAGTCAAGGCGATCTATTCTCCTCTTGAATCTACCATCGGAGTCCCAAAAAGAATCAGCGGGCTGTGGAGTAAAATCGACAAAAACCTTCCCTTGCAGAATCCACTCCCGCAATTGATCCTCTCGTTCGCGGTCAGCCGGGCTCGGAGAATCCCCCCGGCGTGTCATTGCTGGTTGACGAACGCGCTTTAGCACTCGTTCCATTGGGCATCACCTTCCTTTCAGTTGTCCGATATCAGCGGACTACTCGATTTCTCCCGCGACAATGTCCGCGTCAGTGTCCCATCGGCGCGGAGCGTGGCTCACGCCTACCAGATTGCGACAAACCCCGCGACAATGTCGCACTACCAAGTCATCTTTTGATGCAAGACTTCTGGCGAAGATGCTGGCGGGAGACCACGATTCATTCGTTCAACGGCTTGATAGTAAACGTCATCGAATCGTGGCGGCGGCTCCAACAGCAGGCGCTCTAGTCGGGCCCGAGCCATACGTTTCTTGAGACGCGCCCGTAGGCGCTCTAGTTTAGTCTTGCGATGCCACATATTGTGCCTATGATAACACGAAAGACCCCCCAGCCGAGATCAACCGGCTAGGGGGCAAAAGGAGGAACTGGGACTCTCTCTGCAATCCCACCCCCCGGCAGCCATCGCAGGGAAGTCCCATAACAGTATACCACGAGGGTCAATACCGCACCTTCACGCCCTGATTCTTCCTAGTGTGCTGCCAGCCCGGTCTCCGCTCGTTCGGCTCGTCGTTGCTGAACTCCTGCCTCTCCCCACAGAGCTTGCAAACGCCCACACTGACCCCCTTGGTGCCACCCTGGCTGGGCGGAGTCAATTGCCAGAAGTGAACACAGACTGTGCTGACCATCACGTCTTCCTTATACGGTA